TCTTTCCCGCAGGTTATACTCACGCACATAGAGGTGTAGTATCACCTACTCAAGAAAAATTTATCGTAACTGGATGGTTCGCATGGAACATGAAATAAACCCCTCACAAGACAAACCTTTAACAGAAGAATACCAAAGAAAGGCAGAAGAACGTTATGAACAACTCCTATCCGAGTATGATACCTCAGAAACTGAGTCAGCTGGACTCCATTTTCTCTGGGAGCAAGGAAAAAAGTCTCAAAATGTTACTAAAGATACACAAAAACTTGATAAATAGATGTGGGTATGCTAACATACCTATGTCGTTCAACCTCATTAGAGGTCGCAAGTAAGCCGACTCGGAACGGAGCGTTCATCCCATGATACCACTGCTACTAGCAACTGCTTTAGTCTGTGCCGATATATCAGAAATGGTAGATCGTGTTAATGCAAAACAAGACCTTACCCTTCGTGAGAAGGAAGAGATCATTGCAATATATCAGATTCATTTAGTAGAGGCAACAGGACTGGTATGCGACTGGGACGCAAAAGCCGACTGAAGGAACGGATGTAAAAATCCAATTACTTTAGGAGAAAACCAAATGGCACAAGTCACATATCGCGGTGTTAAATATGACACTACCGACAAGTCAAAGAAAGACTTGAAAGAAAACGTACAGCAACTACACTATCGTGGGTTAAACCATGACAAGAAAGTTACAGTTTGTGCGTAAACCTACATACTTGTATTTGTTAACACACCCTTTACAGGGTGTGTTTTTTTATGCTACAATAAATAATGAAAGTATGAAGGAAAGTCATGAAACTTTTTCTGGACTGTTCTGAAGTCCCACAAATTAAGGAGATTTACAATACTGGATTGATTGATGGTGTTACTACCAATCCTACATTGATGGCAAAGTCAGGTAGAAATCCAGTTGATGTGTACAAAGAATTGTCTGAAATTTTTCCTTGGAATTCTTCTATTTCTGCTGAAGTAGTTGGAGATACTTCGGAAGAGATGTTACAGATGGCAGCAGAGTACTTGGACATAGGTCCGAACATTACTATCAAAGTACCTTGTACACCACAAGGTCTTATTGCATGTCATGAACTCAATAAAGATGAGATCCCTGTCAACGTCACGTTGATCTTTTCTACCGCACAAGCAATCCTTGCTTCAAAAGCAGGTGCTACATATGTTAGTCCGTTTGTTGGTAGAGTAAATGATCAGCACTATAATGGTATACAATTAGTGGAGGAAATTGCAGATGTCTTTGCAACTCACAAATCCGAGACTCAAGTTTTGGCAGCGTCTATTCGTGAACCTGCCCAAGTATCCTCTTGCTTCCGAGTGGGTGCTGATATATGCACTATCCCTTTAAAAGTATTTCATGGGATGTACAATCATATTCTAACTGACCATGGATTGATGCTCTTTGATAGAGATTGGAAATCCGTTCAAGAGAATCTGATAAAACCATGAATGGTCGCATCAACAAGGTGCACATGACATCCCGCTTAATGAAAATTAAGAAAGGTATAGCGGAAAAATATTGGTATCCCGAATGGGATGACAAAGAACGATGGGCAGCACAACAAGCATTGAATGCAGCCCTAGATATATTAGATGAGTACTATCAGTAATTATGTTACACATGAGAGAACAACTACTACGAGCAGTCTTAGCACATGCTCAAGGTGAAATAGAAAAGCACAAGGTAAATGTTAATGTTTACTTAGAACATCCAGTAGGTATTGGAGAGCATTCAGACATTACTGAAGCAATCCAAGGTGAACTGGATAAGATCGCTAGATATCAAGATCAGATTGAAGTGGTCAACAAATACTTCCGTGCTTCTAGTGCTTAAAGAATGTCAAGCATGTCAATCTAGATGGTTAGATGGACAACTATACTGGTCTACTGGTAAGGTAGGTTGTCCACATGACTTAGCAGGATTGTTATGTAATGATATAGATTCCGAACACTGTATCAATCCGTGTAAGGGTTCTGACAGTGGACAGACATGGGCAATGAGGAGAGAATATATAGAAGGTACAAAAGATTTTTGGGACTACGACTAATGTGGAATTTCAATTTAAAAAAATCATTTGACAAAGTAGTTGCATGGGATAGAACTCTTGCAAGAAAATTTCAAGATAAGTTTAACTTAACTGACTACCAAATGTTATGTGTTGCATTTGCTAAAGGATTTATTATAGGAGCAATTCTATTGTGAAACAACAGAAGATCACTTATCGTATCCGTCAGGATGGTGTAGTATATGAAACAACTGAGGGTACAGAAGGTAATGAATGTGAAAGGTTGACTCAAGACATTGAGAAGGCACTAGGTACATTGTCTGATCGTATACATAAACCAGAGTATTATAAATCACAACAAACTAGTACAAATGTCACACTTCAGCACGATCAAAACCAAACTTAAAGATAGAAAAGCATTGCTTCAAGCGTTGATGATCATGGGACATGGAGTTTTTGTGGATGAAATATTAGAGAACCCTCATGACCATGAGCATAAGCAATGGAAGGTTGATATTGCTATAGGAAAAGACTTTGGATTTAAGAAAAACAAAGAAGGAGTATATGAATTGGTTGCTGATGTTGAAACATGGAATCAAGATGTACCCATAGAAAGATTCATAGATAAAGTGTCTCAACAATATGCTGTTGAGGTTATCTCTAGGGAAACTAAGAAAGCAGGTTGGGATGAGGAGTCACTTGAAGTAAATGACAAACAAGAAATAGAGCTTGTCGTTTCACGTTGGGTGTGATATAATATTAGATACATCATATATAATCATGACTAAGTTGACAAAAAAGGAGAGACACCAAGTTAAATCTAGGTGGTACTATCTCTTTTGGGGTGCAGCTACTGTCTCTGTATTTGCAGGTCAGATGTATGTTGGATCTGGATATCGTCAGATGTCTAGAGCATTCAATAGACTATTAGATACTACGATAGAAGTTTTACAACCCACACCTAGAATAAGAGGATACTATGCACCTATAGTTCCCCCACCACCAGAAAATTATTATGAAGATGATATGGTTCTAAGAGAACCTGCTGAGTTGTGGGGAACGGGTCCGAGTGAGTATTAAAAAACCACCCCAGATGAGGTGGTTTTGAATTATTAACTTGTATTCATTTGACTACTGGAGTAAGATTTCCTTACATATACGTTTGCATGAACTCTGATCTGTCTCGCATTCTATCAAGCATTCGTAGTAATCGTCTAGTTTTTGATCTTCCGTGAGATCCATATGATTCCACTCCGCTAGATTATTTTGTGAGACTATGTTATGCATACTTAACCTCCTAACTGTGGACAATCATAATATAGAAGTTTGGGTGCATCTTGTTTCCCCTAATTCTACCATTATTTAGACAAACTGTGTCAGTATTCGCTGATACATTTAACAAAAATTTATGCCTATTTAACCATGAGTGTTAAAGATTTTTCTAAGCAAATCAAAGCAGGGACTAAGAAGTCACACACTGCTGCCGAGAACACATCGTTCGTTGCTTCATTCCTCCGAGGTGTAGTTAGCAAAGAGAATTATAGAAAGTTGATTGCCAACTTCTACTTTGTTTATCATGCTATGGAGACAGAAGTGGATAGACTTAAAGACGATACGAACGTAGGTCCGATAAGACTCAATGGATTAGCGAGACATGATGCTCTTGCTAAAGATTGTGAGTATTTCTATGGTGAGAATTGGAGAGATGAGATCTATCCTAGTGAGGCAACCAAACAATACATCAATAGAATCAAGGAAGTAGCACATGAGAATCCTAAACTATTAGTTGGACATCATTACACACGCTACCTAGGTGACCTATCAGGTGGACAGATTCTTAAGAACATTGCTAAGAATGCTTTGAACCTTGATGATGGTGGACTAGATTTCTATGAGTTCCCTGATATAGATGACAAGAAACACTTTAAAGATTGTTATCGTAATGTACTGGACACTTGTTTAGAGATTGATCAATCAGATGCTAATGCTATTATAGTAGAAGCAAACTATGCTTTCCGTTTAAACATGTATATGTTTGAAGAGTTAGAGGGTAATGCTACTAAAGGTTTCTTGAAGATGTTAGGTGGTGCAATTCAATCACGTATAGCATACTTCTTACAAACTGCGGGGATTGGATTCTAATGCATGGTAATCTAGAACCAGAGAACAAGGTCTTCAATGACCTAACTCCAGAAGCAGCAAAAGTTATTGTTGAACAAGATCCTATCAAAGTACATATTGATGCTTTAGGATCTTTGATTGAAAGACAGGGTGGACACGTTGATTATGTGACATGTTCCAATTCATCTGGAAAACAATCTAAGAAAATTATTATTGAGTATGACGTATGCAACAAGCACGACTAAAAGAAATCATCAAGACACTTAAAGATGTCTTAGTTGAACTAGAATCCGAGGTCTATTCTGACCCTTCTAAATATTTAGAAGGACCTAATAGAATGATCGGTGATGACAACGACGGAGAATACTAGTGAAGATCTTAGGATGGCAACCCCCACAGAGACCAAGGTGGGTGAAGGAGATTATGAAAATCCCTGGTACTACAAAGGTACAGCTTTCACTTCTAATGATATTGGCGACTTCTTCGGTTTTGTCTACAGGATTACAAATATCCAGACAGGGAAACAATACATCGGACGAAAGTATTTTACACAGCGTAGAAAGCCTAGAGGTGGGAAACGAAAAGTTACGAGTGAGAGTGACTGGAAAAAATACTACGGAAGTTCTGATGAACTTAAAACCGATGTTAAAGCACTGGGCAAGCACCTCTTCAAACGTGAAATAATTAGCCTACATAGTACACTGGGTCAAGTCAATTATGAAGAGACCCGACAGTTGTTTATTAACAACGTATTAACTGAGGCAACAGGTGATGGACAACCAGCGTTCTATAACTCAAACATCCTTGGAAGGTATATGCGAAAAGATTACTTCAAGGGTTGACAACCCCGATAGTGAATGCTATACTGTGGAAACTTACGAGTATCCTATGGCCTCTGAAGACTTCCCTATGGACATGATCCATAATGCACTCTCATCGTACGTTGATGAACTTCATGAGACTATCTCTCGTGGAGAAAACTGCGACCTCTTAGTAAAACGAATTAACGAACTTAAATCCCATGACATGCAAACTATACAGTAAAGCAGAAACTGCTGCTAGAGATGCGGTTATCCAAGCACTCCATGATAATGTAGACCAAGCAACCCTAGGTAAACTATGGGATGCATACTTAGGTTTGCGTGATGTTTCAGAGAATCATACTCATGAAGATGATATTACAATTACAACTCCAGATAATACTGGTGAGACTTTTGTAACCTTTGGAGAGACCAACATCGGAGACATCAACTTAGACTTCACCCCAGAAGATAACTTAAAAGATGTTCTTACATTTAATACAGGAGAGAGTGGTACAGGTACTTTCAATGTAGAAACTGGTGTATATACAACAGACGAAGAGACTGTATAAATAATTCGTCTTTGCCAATAGACCTTAATCTAGATGGTTGTAGCGCGAAAGCAACAATATCAGAAAAAGGTTAACAATCTGGGGAGCGATGCTCCCCTTTTTATTATGACAGAAAATTTTATTAGATCATACGATAACGTATTACCAAAAGAATTAGTAGAGAATCTAATTCAAATGGCAGGGCAATCTGTTACTTGGCAGAGTCGTTCGGATAAGTTCAGACAAGACATGCAGATAGCATTAGATCCTTTTTGGCCACAGATTGCCATGGATGTTAATAACTATCTGCTTAATAATATGTTCACTCATTACCTAGATGACTTTCCATATCTACAGGGTCAAGGTGAGGATTGGTGGAGTGGATCTGTAATATTACAAAAGACAGAACCGTTACAAGGTTATCATGCTTTCCATTGTGAAGACATTGCATGGGGAAATAGAAAAAGAGTTCTTGCATGGATGGTATATCTTAATGACGTTGAAGAAGGTGGAGATACAGAATGGTTATATCAACAGAAGAAAGTTCAACCAAAAGCAAACATGGGACTGTTGTGGCCTGGTTCTTTCACTCATCTACACAGAGGTAACCCTCCTATTAGTGGAACCAAGTATGTATTGACAGGATGGTACGCAAGCATGGTTAATATGAATAGATTTAATGTGAATCATAAGAACTCCTAATGTGAAATCTTAAGATTTGGTAGTAATTTCCGCATTTTAGGGGTTTACAAAACTTAATCTTTGCTATATAATATTGTTACAGTTCTTTACAAAACTTAAATGACTACAATTACAGAATCAGGTGGAAGACAAAACATGTATGCCACTGAACCACAGATGTCATACGTGCAGGACTATGAGGGATACGGTAAAACTGCCGAGAAACTCAATGGTAGACTAGCAATGCTTGGTCTAGTAACAGGATTCATATCCTATATTGCCACTGGCAACTTCTTTTTCTTTAACATCTTAGGATTTTAAAGCACCCGCACTATTACCGTGACAGAAATGTCACACATTTATTTACAAATTAATTCAACAGGACAAAAACCATGACTCCAGAAGCAGAAAAGTTTAACGGTTGGTGTGCAATGCTAGGTTTCGTAGCCGCAGTAGGAGCATACATCACAACAGGTCAAATCATTCCAGGTATATTCTAATGACACCATCAACAAAGAAAACAATCCAAGTAGAAAAGGAAAAGTTATTTGCTGAAAAACTCAATGGTAGATTCGCAATGCTAGGAATCATTGCAGGTCTAGGTGCTTACTTAACCACAGGTCAAATCATTCCAGGTTTCGTATAATGAAAAGCGTACCAGTACCCTTAAAAGTTGTACCTTACATCTTCATGGTGGCAGTTATCTCTGCTATTCCACTAGGTGTACTGGTATAATTTTTTTCTTTCAAAACTTTACAAAACTAAATACTTAGTAACAATCAGTTACAATACAATAATACAATGGGCGATTTCGTAACAGAAACACAAACAATATCACCTTTCCTTGCTATCTTATGGTGCTTTTATCCTATAGGAGCATTAGTGTTGGTTGAACTTGTCTTAAGGGCAACTAATGATGACGATGATGATGACAAGGATGGTGGAGTGATGACCCCAGTATATCAAGGTGCCTAACATGTATCAAGTAATTTTCTTAGTAACTCTCGCAGCATACACTTACACAAATGTCGGTCAATACGTTTTTCAGTAGTCCTTACTACGCACTCTACGAATTTGCTTTCTTCTGTGGTGTAGGATTCACAGCAGGGAGTTTAGGTATCATATGAAATTTTACCTTCCCAGAAAAAAATTATGGATTGCTGCTTTGAAACTTCAAAGATGGCCTGTTAAGTGGTGGGATGAGAAGGTAGAAGCACGAAGAAATAAAGAAGAACTTCGTAAAGAAAAAATTGCAAGACTATATCCTAATAAAAAATGAACGAAGTAAAACAAAACGCAATCAAAATACTTTATAAAGAATTTGGTCAGCACGATAGCATCTATGAATGTGCTGATGAATGGGCAAGCAAGTTTAAGACAACAGCAGGACTAGTAAAGTATTATAAAACATACTTTAGTGGTGCTACTAACTAACTAAATACTATTGAATTCATTCATTCATTATGGCTAGAGATCCGAATAACGAAGCCCGTTGGTGGGCAACACGCAAGGTAGATGGAGAGATTGAGTACTTAGTTAGTACTACTACGTGGTCAGAAGACTACCGCTTTGCAAAAGTATTTGACGCACAAGCAGGTGCTCGTGCATTCTTGAAAGAGCATGGACTTAAAGGAACAGTTCGTAAAGTAAAATGAATTCCACAACACCCTTTCTTGATTTCCTGTTAATAGGTATCGTAGCAGGTTGTGTTGTCATAGCTATTCAAGACCACCGAATGCTTTAAACATATGACCTATTTTGCACCAGACAAGATTCCTTATGATGCTTGGTTTGATGACAGAATAAACCCCTTAGACCTTATGCCAATAGCAACAGACGAACCCCTAGATACTTCTCCTTGTTCTCACGAACCTGATGAAGATACTATACATGAGAAGATGTATCAGATTGCCACGTCCAAGTATAATCCCTTTGCAGTAGGGGGATCCGAACAATTGGGCGGTGGTTCAGAAAAGATTTCTAAAAAAGCTTGACAAAATTGTAAAGATTTGTTAATATATATAATATGTTGACGAGAAGTTTTCATGTCAACACATCCCCCAAACCAAGACCATGGGGTTATAATGTCTTTATAATACCCTTTCAAAAAAACGCACTTTTCAATTAAATGACAACTCTTTCTAAAACTAGAGAGCAAGGTCTGCTAAACGGTTGGAGCGAGTTTTGTGAGTGGGTTACATCCACTAACAATCGCATCTATGTCGGTTGGTTCGGAGTCTTAATGATTCCTTGCTTACTTGCAGCTGCAGCTTGTTTTATCGTAGCATTCATTGCTGCCCCTCCTGTTGATATAGACGGGATCAGAGAACCAGTAGCGGGTTCTTTCATGTATGGTAACAACATCATCTCTGGTGCTGTAGTTCCTTCATCAAACGCTATCGGTCTACACTTCTACCCAATCTGGGAAGCAGCAACAGTAGACGAATGGTTATATAACGGTGGTCCTTACCAACTCGTTATCTTCCACTTCCTCATCGGTATCTCAGCATACATGGGAAGACAATGGGAGTTATCATATCGCTTAGGTATGAGACCATGGATCTGTGTAGCATACTCTGCTCCAGTATCAGCAGCATTCGCTGTATTCCTTGTATACCCATTCGGACAGGGTTCATTCTCTGACGGAATGCC